GCTATTAGTGATTACTGGACCCAATGTTTATTGAGACCTTTAATGACTGATATCCAGCTTATTACTAAAGAAAGATTTGGTGAAGTGTCGTCTTCTGATGACCATTCAAATGGTTTTAAACTTATGCAGCAAAACATCCGAGAAGGGATAATGTCTTATGACATTACATCTTGGACAGATGCTTTTCCTGCAAAGGTTCAAAGGTTAGTGTTAGAGCACCTTTATGGTACTTTAATCGCCGACGCATGGTACGATTTAGTCGTAGACTGCGAATGGGACACCCAAAAACATGGTCGTATTAAATATAGTACGGGCCAAGGGATGGGCACTAACGGTTCATTTGATATAGCAACCTTAACCTCTCTAATTATTTTAGAGATGGTTTACGTAGAGGACTACGGGTTTGAAAGCTTGGATACCAGCCTGGTCAATGAGACAGGCGATGATATCTGGGCCTACGACCCTGAGTTCCATCTACGTAAGGTACTTACCGAAGATTTAGGAATGGAAATTAACGATAAAAAATCGAAAACTTCTTCTTCCCACAACTTAGTTGGAGAGTATGTTTCCCGAAATATTAATTGGGGACATGACGTGTCTCGTATAAGTCCAAACTTATGCAAGGCCGTTGGTAAAAATTTATTGGATTTACCTGAACTCTTATCGCATATTGAAGGTAGGGTTGATGGTGAGAGGCTAAGTAGCCTCCACGTCGACCTTATCCCCATCTTTGTAAATTCTGGCATTAAAGAAAAACATTGGAGGTCCTATATTAGGACCTTCTATATCTTAACTTTAATGTATCCCGAGAGGGATGGCATGATGTTGCTTAAGAAATCTCTTAATGCAACTTTTAGCACTTACATAACTAGTGATATATTATTATATCACTTACTTATACATCCGGAAGACCTAGCTTACTTGAGGAATACATATATTATATACTCCTCTGCTAAGTTATTAGATACAATTTCTGATCGCTGTGCGGATATTTCCGACAGTGTCAAAAATTTCACATACGCTGATGTGGAAAGCTTTGGCGATCCA